GAACAATAACATCTGCGTCCCAATCAGCTTGTAATTGAGCTAAGTGTGCCGAGTCCCATTTTGTAATAAATTGATTTCTGAAATCACCTAACGAAGCATTAGTCCATGATGCATGAGGTGTGTCATCTCTATACTCAACGCTTTCGCTGTAATTAGGGTCGTTATCTTTATATTGTATAGCCCAGATGTTTGACCATTTAGAATCATTCCAAAAAGAATCATCATTAATAGCATAAGCAATAGGATAACCTTCTGCATTTTTAACAGATTGGTTAATTATTCTTTTGTCTTCAAAAACGACTGTCCATGCTGCATTTGTTGCCATACATTATCTCCTTAAGTTTTAATTACGTACATTATTGTTAAATATGGTTGTAGAACCGAAGTTGCATCTCCAGTAAAATTTGCACTCATGTTGTGAGAGTGACCTGTTCCAGAACCTGTACTACCGGTACTTGCAGGAATAGCTGGAGTCGGAGGAGTTGCATTGTTTCCAAATAATCTACCAGCTGGGCTGGCTCCCCCTGGGTGTGAGTGAGATGCTAACTGTCCAGACGAAAGAGTTGCATTTGCTGTTGAACCTCCAACGTTTCCAGCTGAAGCTACCGTGTTCGCTCCACCAGTTGATGCTAAAGATTTGTTGTTAGATTTTCCAACCGCTACATTGTCTTGTAAATCAGGTACGTTAAAAGTTGAGGCACCATCACCAGATCCATAAGTTGTACTTACAACAGCAAATAAAGCTGCGTACGTACTTCTTGAAACTGCTTGACCATTACACTCTAAGAAACCAGTTGGTACTGAAGCAGTAGACCATGGCACAATAGTAGCTGTAGGGATTCCTTCGATACCTGTAAGGTTTCCTCCATCGAAATCGTATTTTGTAGCTTCGTAATTTGACATAATCTATTATCTCCTATTTCTCTGTGTAAGTCCAGCCAGTAGTAGCATCACCAGAATAAACTAATGAAAAAGCTGCGCCTTGTGTGTTAACTGTTAAATTAGATGCTGCATTAGCGATGTTAGAACTATTTCTACCAACAACTAAAGCATTTGAATTAAAATCATAACCTTGGTCTACAAATGAAACCGTGTCACCTGTACTTGGTGATGCGGGAAGGGTGATCGTAACTCCTCCACCATTTGTATTTACTAAAAGTTGAGCACCTGCTTGAACTGTTTCTGCAGCAGAAACTGCTCTCCATACTTTTAATTCAGAACCTTTATAAACATTAGTTCCGTCCGACCATAATTGATAAGTGTGGCCTTCACATAAAAGAATTCCTGTTCCAGAAGTAGTTTTAAAAGTTAGCGTATAACCTGCGTGATCACAGCTATCTAAAACTGTATATGTTTTTTCTACAGAATCTGGAATAGTAACATTAACGTTGGCAGCTAATGTACCCGTTAATTTTATTACTTCATTTTTTCCATTAGACACAGCACCATTGGTAAAAGTTAATGCTCTACTTGCATTAGTTACGTTAAATGCATCATAACCACCAATAGCTTGTTCTAATATTAATAAGTTTGTATTTGTAATTTGTCCCCAAGTTCCCGAATTTTCACCGGTTGCTTGTACTGTAAGTTTTAGACTTGCTGATGTCGAGTTAGCCATTTTTAATTCCTTATATGTTCATATTATTAAAAAAAGTGGTTTCTGTCAAACCTCTTTATGCAGCTACTGTTTGCCATCCAGGCGGATCTATAGGCGCTGAACCTGTATCTACTTCGTTCCAAATTAAAGCACTACCACTTCCTACGGCTACAGTCAACCCAAATCCAGTTACATCTATAACTGCATTTGCTACAACACTTGTACCTGTACCTAAAGCTGCTGTTAAACCAATCCCTGTAATAGTAGGAATTGTATTTGCGTCTAAAGTAGCTGTTCCTAATGTGGCTGTTAATGCTTGTCCTGTAGGACTAACAGTAACATCTGCTACACCGGATATAGTTCCTAAAGCGGCAATCATGAAATTGCCAGTGATCATCGCATCTGGTGCAGGATCTACAGCACCTAAAGTAACTTGTGCTACGTTTAAAGTATTAAGAGTTAAAGTTGCATTTGCTTCAACACTTGTACCTGAACCTAAAGCTGCCGTTAAAGCTTGACCGGTTACAGCCGCTGTTACCCAGGTTCCTTCAACTCCCCATGCATTATCACCCCAATGTTGTCTACCCCAACCTGCTTGGTTGAAAGCTGATACACTACCAAGAGCCATTGTTGCAAGGTTAGTACTTAACATTGCATCAGGGCCCGCGTCTGCGCTTGCGAGTGTAGCTGTTAAAGCCTGACCTGTTGGATATGCACTGGTAGTTCCAATTACGGATGATAAACTAGAAAGGGCAGCAGTTAAAGCTTGACCCGTAGGAGTATTAATATAATCGGTTTTACTTGTTTCATTACCCAAGGAAGCAGTTAATGCTTGCCCTGTTACACTAAAAGTAATATTCCCAAGTAAACCCCAGGTACCAAATCCCCAGGTAAGTTTATTCCATCCTGCTGACATAGGAAGTTAACCTCCCTACTAGCCCGATACTCTTAGTATTGCTGCTGTAGAAGTTGCTGCTGGAAATTGAACTGTAAATGTACCAGAAGTTGCTGTTTTATCTCCTCCAAAATCTAGAATACACACTGCTGAATTCGTAGTTGTAGATGATGTATTGTAGATTAAAGCACCTCTAGCAGTTAACGTTACCCCAGTAAATGAAAGATCTGCAAAATCAACTCTTGCTACACCTGCAGTTATAGAAGTTCCTGAGTTAACAAGAGCTCCACCACCGGCTGTATATTGACCAGAGTTAGAAACTTCATTAGATGATGTATATGCAGTAGTCGCTGAGTTTAGAGTTGCTGAAGAAGTATAAAGAGCTAGCTTGAATTTATCACCACTAGAGGAACTAAAATTTGAATCCCCTTCCAGTAGTAACTTCTTAAAGTTATTTGCAATTGCTTGTGTTATAGCCATTATGTTTCTCCTTATTTTCCTATACGAGGAACACCACTTTGATATTCATCTCGTCTTCGTCTTCCCATTTGTTCTATTGAGAAGCCTTCTACCACTTGTTTATACTTTCCTTCGTATAATTGCAAGAGATCATTTGGCCCCTTTAGAAAAGAAAATGCTTCTATAAGGCATGCATACAAAAGTCCGTTGGGAAAGTTCAAACTTAAATATGTTGTCGTATTTGTACTAGATAAACCCGGAGGTTTCAAGATATAATTTAATTGAAGAGTATAAGTGGCATCTGGAATGGGGGCCACAACAATGGTATTATCGTCCCATAAGCTATAGTATTTAGGAACCCCTTGAGCATTGGTAGGGTTAAATTCGGACATAAAACTAGTGTCTCTGTATCTTAAAAAATCCCTATTATCCGCTGCTCCTACGCCATCAGAATCCACAACTTGTAAGGATCTTACCACTAAAGCATCTGTAGGTTCATCTATAAAACGAGTTCCTGCTATAAGCTTTGCTGTTTTATATCTACGACCAGCATCTGTGTCCACATCTCTAAAAACTCTCCACTCAGCATCCTCAATAAAACCATTAATGATAGCGTCCGTTAAAACAGTTGAAGTTACTTCTGTGTAATTTCTAATTTTATCAACTAACTCTGCGTATGTCATAATTAACCTCTATCATTTATCGGTCCAATTGTACATTGAAAACCGCCTCCTTTAGCACTTGCTGGTGCAACACTAGCCAATTCAAAATTAAAACCTGTCTGTATTGTTGTTGTCGTTGGCATGCCAGGATTATTTTGAGTTTTAGTATTAAGAGCTGTTATTTTAAATGCTCCAAATACTTTAGCTCCCGACTTATGAGAAGTAGCAGTTGTTAATTTAGGAGACACTCCCCTATATTGAGCACTTGTTCCTCTAGTGCATCCTGTTAAATTAATTCCTGAAATTCCTGTATATTCAATAACTTCATTTTCAAATTGTCCCGTAGTACTATTTATTTTTTCAATGACAATATATCCACTGGTAGGCATATCAGAAGTATAATCTAAAGTAATAGTAGTAGCTGTGCTTGTAATATCTCCTTGTAAAACCATTCCTGATACTTGCAAAATACCAGGGTCTACTCCACCCACAGGGGATTTAACGTCTCTAAATCTTACAATATCATTTACACTCATATCACCATTTTCAAATGCAACAGAAACTGTTGCATCTGCCGCTGCAGTTGTAAAAGGATTCTTTGGTAAAAAATCTTCTGTTGGAAATTCTGTTCTTGCAGGTCTAGCTTTTTCCAGTCCTTGAGGATCTGCAACAAATGGTTTTGGTTCTAACTGTGGCTGCTTAGGTTCATATTCGGAAGTATGAACAAATGCTCCATTCCATTCCGTAACCATTTCTCTCCATGGAAATGCTAGTCCACTTCGATCTGAAATTGCTAATGCATATCTTCCTTTTGCAAACTTTGCCATTAATTACCTCCAGGTCCCATAGGTTTTCCAACACGTCCACCCATCATATAGTTATCACTCATGTCGTAACCTAATTTTTTTAATCGTAACATCATTCTTGTATCATCTCCCGTTTCTAAAAACTCAGAGTAAAGTTCCATTAATTCTCCATCGCCTGTGCTTTCAATAAAATCTTTAAAACTTTCAAACATTAAATCTCCGGATAATAAGTTTTAGGAGAGATGTAAACACTCGCTGGTGATCCATCTTCCTGCAATGCTCTATTTAATTCATCTTCATATAGTAATTTACATTCTTGAACTCTTTGAGGAGCTTTTTTCTGAGCGATATAATAAGTTAAACCTGAACACATTGCTGGAACAAATCTATTTACTACATCAGCTTCATTAGTATAGGCCCCTGCATCTTGAATTCTTTTTACATAATAAAAATGCATAAAATTTCCATTTTGAGAACTACCTGGTGTTAAATATAAAGTTACTGTAACTTTATCTATAAATCTCTGAACCCAATATTGAGAAGGTTGTCCTGTTGAAGATTTATTAGAAAAAGCCGAATACTGCGATCTATTAATTTTTGATAAAGGTGTATCTACATTTGAAGTCGTTCTGTAACTGGCTTCTAAAACATCTGAACACATCTCGGCAATATTAATCACCGCGTCCGCG